AGAAACGAGACTGGAATCAAACTTGCGACAAGACCAAAAGAGGGTGACTTAATTTGGTTCCCCTTGGATGACAGATTGTATGAGATAAAATTTGTTGAGCACGCTAAGCCTTACTATCAGTTACAAAGTCTTTACGTCTACGAATTACAGTGTGAGGTATTCAGATATGAGGACGAAGTTGTTGATACTGGAGTTGGCGACATTGATGATGATCTGGACACCCTCGGATATATCCAGACACTTACACTCGCTGGAATCGGAACGACTGCTACTGCCGTCACCGGATTTAGAAACGGAGGTGTTCAATTCATTAACCTCCTTAATGACGGAAGCGGATACACAAGTACGCCCACCGTTGCTATTTCTTCCGCTCCATCTGGCGGCATTAACGCTACTGCTGTGGCTATCACCACAAGCAAGAGTGGACTAACAACATCCAAATCCATCAAAGAGATTCTTATCACGAATCCAGGTGCAGGATATCTTTCTCCGCCGGAGGTTCTCTTTGTTGGTGGTGGAGGAGTAGGTGTTGCAGTCACGGTCGGTATTGCAACAACGGGCAGTATTGGTATTGTAACCGTTACCAGCGGTGGTGCAGGATATAACACTACACCATCTGTAACGTTCTCTGGTCCCACAGGAACTGGTATCACCGCTACTGGATCCGTTGTTGCTACGGCAGGAACAATCAGTGCAGTCAGGATTTCTAACGCTGGTGCTGGATACACTGGTGGAGACACGATCACTGTCACTATTGGTGCTCCTGGACTACTTGGTTCTGGAAACTATACCTACAACGAAATTGTTACTGGCGGAACATCTGGAACTCAGGCAAGAGTCAAGACCTGGACAGCATCCAGCAAAACTCTCACAGTTGGAATTGCAACAGGAACATTCATTATTGGAGAATCCATCACTGGTCAAGACTCAGGAGCTGTCTATACACTCAAGACAGATACCACTGATGATCTTGTTACTTCCTTTGCAGACAATGATAACATTGAAACAGAGGCAGACAATATTCTCGATTTCACAGAGAAAAACCCATTTGGTGACGTTTAAAAACTTGTTAAATAGTAAGTAGTGTGGATTTGATCTGTGTTTGAATATTTCTATCATGAGATCCTGAGAAAAACCGTCATCGGTTTTGGAACTCTGTTCAATGATATTACAATCAAACATAGTGACAGCAGCAACAACACTGTCAGTGTGCTCAAGGTTCCGCTTGCCTATGGACCAGTACAAAAATTCTTGGCAAGAATCGAACAAGCTTCTGACCTAAGAAAATCACAAACGATAACTCTTCCAAGAATGTCGTTTGAGTTTACTGGACTAAGTTACGATCCTTCCAGAAAACTTACTCAAACACAAACTTTTATCACAAGAAAAACTGACGATAAGACCGCATCAAAGAAGGTCTATATGCCGGTTCCTTATAACATGACATTTGAACTTAGCATCATGACTAAGTTGAATGATGATGCATTACAAGTTGTCGAGCAGATCCTTCCATATTTTCAACCATCATATAATCTGACAATCAATCTCTTATCTTCGATTGGAGAAAAGAGAGATGTTCCAGTCGTCTTGGATAATGTCTCTTTTACAGACGACTATGAGGGAGATTTTTCAGAAAGAAGGGCGTTAATTTATACACTCACTTTTACTGCTAAGACGTATCTGTTCGGTCCTGTTCCCGATGCATCTACTGGTATCATCAAGAAGGCCACGATTGATTACAGCACAAGGAAAGGCAAAGACTTCCGCCGTGAGATGCGGTACTCTGTCACTCCGCGTGCTACTAAAGACTATAATGGTGATGGAGTCACGTTCCTCAACGAGAATGTCGATGCCACAGAGACAACACTCACAGTCGGAGATGCTTCTGGTCTGAGTGCTGGTAATCGCATCTACATTGATAGAGAGACAATCAAGATCAAATCTATTTCTGGAAATGATCTTAAAGTTCTGCGTGGTGAAGATGGCACCACGGCTACGGAGCACGTCTCTGGAAGCACCATCGATCTTATCGACACTGCGGATGATGCTCTCATTGAAGTTGGGGACGACTTTGGATTCAATGAGACAACCTCATTCTTCCAAGACTTCAAACAGTATAGTCCCTCTCAAAATGAGGATGTATAATCATGGCAGACTTCTCAGATCTGGAAAAGACATTCGACTGTGCAACTGAAGTTGTTGCAGAGACAAAAAACGTTGGCATTCAAAAACCATCACCTGATCGCGACAAAACAGAAGTTCGTAAAGACTACGAATACACTAGAGGCAATCTTTACAGCATCATTGAGAAGGGACAAGAAGCAATCAATGGCATTCTAGAACTTGCTCAGGAGAGTGAGATGCCTCGTGCTTATGAAGTTGCGGGACAACTTATTAAAAGTGTCTCGGACGCAACTGACAAATTAATGGACCTTCAGAAGAAACTGAAGGACGTTGAAGAGGAATCTCAAAAAGGTCCTACTAATGTTACCAATGCTTTGTTTGTTGGTTCAACCGCTGAGTTGCAAAAACTTCTTAAGCAGAATGAGAAGAAATGAGCACAGATCTCCAAGAGTTCTTTTCCTTAATAGGTAAAGCAAAAAAAGAAAAGGAAGATGAGTTCAATGAACTTGTAGGAGATCTTAGCTTTGATTCTCTGTTCACTGAAGTTGCATCATTAAAGAAGGAAAATCAAGAAAAGAAAGAGAAAGAAAAACGTCAAGCAGAGGCGCTTGAGTCTTGGTTGTATGCTTCACCCCAAAAGGAAGAAAACGTAGAAGAGACAGAAGATCATCAGGAAGAATATGAGATAAGCGAGGAAACCACCACTGATGAAGAAGAACTCGAAGAGAATATTAGTGAGGAGAATGAGTCCGACGATGATGATACGATTGACCATGCTTTAAAGGTGCTTGAAGAACTTAAGTCTAAGGAAGAAGTTCAAGAAAATCTAGGTGATCCAGAGATACTTAAGATTCGTAGGGAACTTGAGTATTTAAAGAATTTAGTCAATGCACAAGGTGGAGGAGGAGAAACTCGTTTAAGATACCTTGACGACATCGTAGGTATTGCAACAAATCTGAGTGCCTATAATGGGATGTATCTGGGCATCGATACATCTAACAGTGCTCAACCCTTTGTATTTTCCTCTGTATCATCCGGTGCAGGAGCAACGACTCTTAATGATCTTAACGATGTAACAATTACATCGGTCACAAATCATGATGTTCTCATTTATGATGCGCCATCAGAAGATTTTATCAATGAACCTGGTGTTCAAAGACTGATTTTAGATGCTAGAAATAACAACATAGGATATGCTTTAACAGCTGGTATCCCAGTCTATCAAAGCGGATATAATTCGGGACAAGACCGAATCAATGTAGAAACATCTGATGCGAATATCTCCAGCACAATGCCTGCAAAGGGTCTTGTGTATTCTGATATTGCAAATAATACGAACGGTAAAATTATTGTTCAAGGTGAACTTGAGGGCATCGATACATCTGCATTTGAAGTTGCAGACGAACTCTATGTTGCCCCAGGGGGCGGACTCACTACTACAAGACCATCTGGTAGCAATCAATTAGTACAAAAAATAGCAGTTGTTCTTAAAAAATCAGCATCAAATGGTGCGGTTCTTGTTTATGGTGCAGGTCGAACAAACGATGTACCAAATGAGTTTAGCGTCAGTGGAATTATTACGGCTGGTGGATTTGTTGGACCACTAACAGGATCTGCAAGTAGTCTGAGCGGTGTATCGTCAAGTTTTCTCCTTGACTATGATAACTTTACTAATACACCCACGATTCCAACAAACAATAACCAGTTGACCAATGGTGCTGGTTATATCACCACATCATTTACCAACACCAATCAACTCACTAATGGCGCTGGATTTATTACTGCCAGCGATAATATCACAGGAACTGCAGCTGGATTATCCGGAACACCAGACATTACTGTTCAGAATATTACTGGGGTTGCCGCAACGTTTACAGGAAATGTTTCTATTGCAGGAACTCTCACATACGAAGATGTAACGAACATTGATTCGGTTGGTATCGTAACTGCTAGAAGCGGAGTTCAAATTGGAAGTCCTGCAGTCGTTGCAATAGAAACTGCCACTTCTACAAAGACATCAACTGCTCAAGCATCTGTTGATACCTTTACAGCGGCGACTTATAGATCTGCTCAGTTCCAAGTTCAAGTCACAAGAGGTAGTGCATATCATATGACAACGATCAATGTTATTCATGATGGAACATCAGCATACATGACTGAATTTGGAACGGTAAAAACGGGAACATCTCTTGCAACTTTTGATGCTGATATCAGTTCTGGAAGTGTCAGACTCCTTGCAACTCCATCTTCTGCAACATCAACTGTCTTTAAGATCTCAAAAACGCTTACTACTGTCTAAATAGCAGAGCCTTGTTCTGTTAACATGCCGGAAGAAGTAAAGAAAGAGGAAGTTAAAAAAGAGGAACCCAAAAAGAAAGGTCCCTTTGGGAAACTAAAAGAAAAAGCAGAAGACTCTGAGGAACAACTCGCCATTGTTTCCACTTTTGTTCGATTGGGAATTCTTATTTGGTCTGGTGGTATCTTGACATTAAACTATGTCACGATCCCCAATTTTCCTCAAGGAAAGATCGATCCAACTTTTATCGCCAGTGTCTTTACAGGCGTTTTAGCCACCTTCGGGGTCCAGACGGCAAAGAGCAAGAATGGTAATGGAAACGGTAGCGGTGCCTCTGGTGGTGTAAGTAAGGCAGATATGGAGAAGTTGATTACTGCAGCATCACAAACTGCTCCTGCTCAAACGATTAGGATTGAGCAAGCACCTCTTCAAATCGGAAACCCACCAGCACCTCAAGGGCCCGCTAAATCAGACGACACTTACAAACTGTAACCATGCAAAAAGTAATTAATGTTTTAGCAGTTCTATCATTCGTAGGAACTGCCGGTATTATCGGTGGAGGAACAGTTGTTTATCTCCGTCGTGACGCTATCGCTGAACAAGTAAAGGAAAGAGTCGCTGCTGCGGCCGCTGAGGCAATCACAGGAGCACTTCCTGGTATGCTTGATAGTGCAATGCCTGAACTTCCCGAAGTGACTGGTGGTGCTATCCCTGGAGGAGCGCCCGCCTCACCTTTCTAAGGAGTGGATATGGCAACACCAACGACTAAAAAGACGCCATTGAAAACTGTCGCATTGGCATTGGGCACTGTCATTGGTTTTGCCCATATCGGAGTTCTGGGCCATCTCTTAAACAAACCACAATATCCTGTAATCAATTTTCCTTCTGGTGATTACTCTTCCTATAAAGTAGAGGCAACTAGAGATGGATATAAAATTGAATATAAAGCAAATGATCCTGCTGTATTAGAATCGCATAGATCTTTGATCTTGGATAAGGATAAGCGTGGATTGTTTGGACCAACTACAGAGCACCGCACAGAATATCGTAGTGATCAATATACTATGGATGGCACCCGTAATATGGGAGGTGCAGTTGATGCTCAGGGAAAGTCTCTTGCAAAAAGCGAAGAGTGCATCAGGGCGGACGCTGGCGCACGAAGTCAAGGTGCGATGGCGGGAACCGCAATTAGTGCTGGTGTCGTAGTTCCAGCAGTCTCTAGTATTCCTTACATTGGTTGGTTAGCATCTGGATGGGCACTACTTCTTGGACAGAATGTTGGATCTGAATTAGGATCAGAGATTGGCAAGACATTCAATGATTGTGTCTAATAAATAAAAAGAGACTCTATTTTAATAAATGGGAAAAGGTTGGTCTGACAAATATAAAAAGTCAATCAACTGCGATAACCCTAAGGGTTTTTCCCAGAGAGCTCATTGTCAAGGCAAAAAGAAGAAGATGAACGAAGAGGGACTTCGCGACTGGTTTGGTAAGTCCAAATCAAAAGACGGAAAATCTGGTTGGGTCAACGTCGTAACTGGTGGCACATGTGCCAGTGATAAACCTGGCGAGGGAACTCCCAAGTGCGTTTCTTCTGCAAAGCGAGCAAGCATGACAAAAGCAGAGAGACTCTCAGCACAGAGAAGAAAGAAGAAAGCAGACCCCGGTCAACAACAAAAGACTGGTGCAGCAAAACCAACTTACGTTAAAACCGACAGTCCTAGAAAAATGAAAAAAGAGGAAACAGAAGTTTCTGAAGCGACTTACCCTTCAGATTTTAGAAATCCTGATGGTTCTAAGAGATCTGTCGCCAAGAAAAAAACTGGTAGACCTAATGCACAGGGTCCAGAAAGTGGCAGAAAAGAAATCGACGAAGCAAAGGACAAGAAGGGTAAGGGTAGTGGTACAAAAGATGCCTGCTACCATAAGGTAAAGTCTCGTTATAGCGTATGGCCCTCTGCATATGCATCCGGTGCTTTAGTCAAGTGCCGTAAAGTTGGTGCTGCCAACTGGGGTAATAGTACAAAGAAAGAGGGATTCACTCCCTCACAAATTGCCGCTCTCGAATCCGTAGGCGCTGTTGAACTCAACGAAAAGGGTCAAAAGTGCTGGAAGGGTTATGAGAAGAAAGGAACCAAAATGATGTTTGGTAAGCGGTATAACAACTGCGTTAAGAAGGAGGAAGTCGATGGACAGAATCTTGGAGACCAGGATAATTCACATGTCACTGAGACTACTAGTGTTCCCCGTAAAAACGGTCAAACGCTCTCAGTAATCTTTACCTTCCGTGGAAAGTACATGTCAATGCGTGTGTTTTTCCCAGAACTCAGAGTTCCTGCCAAGGCAGAGGTTCAGGATGCAATCGTCAAGATCTATCCTGGTGCCAGAGTGACATCATACTCTGTTGTTCCCTTTGATCCCTCCGAACCTTTTATGCAACTTCCCGAAGAAGTTGAGGAAAGTCCGATTGTGGAGGGTGACGATGGTTCATCTGTAAAAAAGCAGCAACAGATGGTTCAAAGAAAGCAACTGGTGCTAGATCGTCAAAAACTTCTGCTAAGAAAAAAGGCGATGCAGCAGGGGAGTCAGAGTGCGGATGTAGTCACTAGTGAATCAGCAGCATGGACCAGAAAAGCAGGAAAGAATAAAGAAGGTGGACTCAACGAAAAGGGAAGGAAGTCGTATGAGCGCGAGAACCCAGGAAGCGATCTTAAGGCACCTTCAAAGAAAGTTGGGAACCCTCGTAGAGCAAGCTTTTGTGCGCGAATGAAGGGCATGAAAAAGAAACTGACTTCTAAGAAGACAGCAAGCGATCCCAATTCAAGAATCAATAAATCACTGAGAGCCTGGAACTGCTAATGGTAAATGATGTATATCTTGGTAATCCCAATCTTAAAAAAGCAAATGCTAAGATTGAGTTTACCAGTGACCAAATTGAAGAGTTTTTAAAATGTCAACGTGATCCTGTTTACTTCGCTCAGAACTACATCAAGATCGTAAACGTCGATGAAGGACTTGTTCCTTTTGAGATGTGGCCTTTCCAAGAAAAACTGATTGAACGGTTTCATGCAAATCGTTTCAATATCTGTATGATGCCACGGCAGACTGGTAAGTCTACAACGTCGGTATCATATCTTCTTCACTATGCAATCTTCAATGCCAATGTTAATATTGGTATTCTTGCTAACAAGGCATCAACTGCAAGAGACCTGCTTGCAAGACTTCAGACAGCATACGAGAACCTGCCAAAGTGGATGCAGCAGGGTGTGCTTGTTTGGAACAAGGGTAGTCTTGAACTAGAGAACGGTTCAAAGATTATGGCAGCATCTACCTCAGCTGCGGCAGTTCGGGGTATGACATTCAACATCATCTTCTTGGACGAATTTGCGTTCGTTCCAAATCATATTGCCGACGATTTCTTCAGTTCAGTATATCCTACAATTTCATCTGGTAAATCAACCAAGATCATTATTGTTTCTACCCCTAAGGGTATGAATCATTTCTATCGTCTCTGGCATGATGCAGAGCGCGGTGCAAATGAGTATGTTCCCACACAGGTTCACTGGTCAGAAGTCCCTGGTAGAGATGAGAAGTGGCGAGAGCAAACTATTAAAAACACTTCGGAGCAGCAGTTCCGTGTTGAGTTTGAGTGTGAGTTCCTTGGATCTGTTGATACGCTGATTGCCCCAGGTAAGTTGAGGTCAATGGTCTATGACAGTCCTCTAACTTCAAACAAGGGTCTTGATGTTTTTGCAGAACCTGTTCCTGGTCGCGACTATGTTTGCACAGTTGACGTTGCTCGTGGTGTTGGAGAGGATTACTCCGCTTTTATCGTTGTTGATATTACTGAGTTCCCACATCAACTTGTGGCAAAGTATAGAAAGAATGATATTAAACCAATGTTGTTCCCAAACATTATCTGGGAAACATGCAAGGCTTACAATGATGCATTCATTCTCTGTGAGGTGAATGATATTGGAGATCAGGTGGCATCAATCATTCAATATGATCTTGAATATCAAAACTTACTTATGTGTTCCATGAGAGGTCGTGCTGGTCAGATTGTTGGTCAGGGATTCTCTGGTAAGAAGACACAATTGGGTGTCAAGATGTCCAAGACTGTGAAGAAGGTTGGATCTCTAAACCTTAAAACTATGGTTGAGGCAGATAAAATTCTTTTTAAAGATTATGATATCATCTCAGAACTGACAACGTTCGTGTCTAAGAGTAATTCTTTTGAGGCAGAAGAAGGTTCTAACGATGACCTTGCAATGTGTCTTGTCATTTATGCCTGGTTAGTAGCACAAGATTATTTCAAAGAACTAACTGATCAGGATGTTCGTAAAAGATTATATGAGGAGCAAAAGAATCAAATCGAACAAGACATGGCTCCATTTGGTTTCCTGAGCGACGGACTAAATGATGAAACATCATTTGTAGATGCTGCTGGAGATAGATGGTATGCAGATGAGTATGGTGATAGATCTTATATGTGGGACTATATGTAATGGATATCGACGAGCAGATAAGTCTTGGACACCTTCTCCTTCAAAACAGGAAATGTAGAGTCTGTGGTGTCGAGAAAAATCTGATCGATGGATTCTATAGAACGAGAAAAAATAGAGGGACTTTACCGTCTTCTTATTCTTATGAATGCAAGGAATGCACTGTCCGTAGAGTCGTTAGTTCTCGAAAAGGAGACGATGGTAAATGGGAATATCCAGACTGGTAGTTCATGCACTGTTTCCCCCACGAAAAAGTCGCTTTCAATAAATAATCTTAGAAGAATTGGGACCTTAGGGAGAAAAACATGGCGATTCAGTTAGTGTCCCCTGGTGTATTAATCAGGGAAGTTGATCTAACGGTCGGAAGAGCCGATAATGTTCTTGATAACATTGGCGCTATTGCTGGACCTTTTGAGATTGGTCCTATTGATGAAGCAATCACTGTTGAAACAGAACAGGATCTCATCAGTAGTTTTGGTAAACCTCTGAGCACCGATGCTCAGTATGAATATTGGATGACCGCAGCATCATTCCTTTCATACGGTGGTATTCTTAAGGTCGTCAGAACTGATGATGACGAACTCAAGAATGCTAACTCTGGAGTTGGTGTTGCAAACACCACAACTTTGAAGATCAAAAACTACGAAGATTATCAAGATAACTACGTCGATGCAACTGATTTCGGTTGGGCTGCTAAGACTCCTGGTCGTTGGGCGCGTAATTTAAAAGTTGCCGTTATCGACGATGTAGCTGACCAAACTATTGGTATTACAACCACTTCTCTGGTTGGTGCTGGTTACAGTGTTGGATACGGTGTTACTGCCGCAATGAGCGGAGTTGTTATCGCCGGTTCTGGTTCAACCTCAGAGTTTAACGGATTCCTTAAGGGTATCATCACTGGTGTTACCACAGCACTCTCTGGTACAGCAAGCAGCATTGACGTTAAGATCGTCTCTCGTGTCGAAGAAGTTGGCGGTGGTTCTACAGAAACCAAGGTCACTTATTCGGAAGGTGGTAATTTTGCTTTCAAAACTACTGACTCTCTGTTCACTGTAACAGCTGCTGGTGCTGCTGGCACAACCCTGGCCCAGACTCCTGCTTCCGTTGTTGACTGGTATGATCAGCAAACTTTGGGTCTGGACAATGCCACCATCAACTGGAAGTCCATCGCTCAGAAACCTCAAACTTCACAATATGTGTCTGAAAGAGGTGGATATAACGATGCACTGCACGTTGTTGTTGTTGACGACGATGGAACTTTAACCGGAATCAAGGGTAATATCGTTGAGAAGCACCTGAACCTGTCTAAGGCAAAGGATGCTGAGTCCTCGGGTGATGCTGGTCTGAAAATCTATTACAAAGATTATATCGCTCAGTTCGCTGAGAACATCTACGCAGGATACAACCCCTCCATTGCTTTTGATTCTTACCATAAAGTTGGTCCTGTCAACACTGGATTTGGTGGAACTCTGTTCACTGCTATCAGCAATGCTGATGCACAATGGGGTCAAGACGCTGCTGATGTCACTTACTTTGCTGGCATCGGTGCTACCACATATCAACTTCAGGGTGGTGAGAACTACAGTGATGCAGGTGGATTTGCAGCAACTCTTGGAGGTCTGATCACTTCCTATGAGAAGTTCCAGACTAAGGATGAAATTGCAGTTGATTACCTGCTTGCTGGTCCTGGCATTGGCGACAGAGCACAAACTCAAGCAAAGATCAACAAACTCGCTGACATTGCTGAAGCCAGAAAGGATTGTGTTGCCGTTGCATCACCTCGTCGTAGTGACATCGTTAACGTAACTAACGCTGCGACTCAAACCAACAACATCGTTGCTACATTTGATGGAGTTAATTCCTCCTCGTATTTGATCCTGGATTCAGGTTACAAGTACATGTATGATAGATTCAACAATGAGTTCCGTTACGTTCCTTGTAACGGTGACATTGCTGGATTAATGGTAAGAACAAATCGTGAGTTCTTCCCATGGTTCTCACCCGCTGGACAACAGCGTGGTGTTCTGAACAATGCTACAAAACTTACCTATAACCCAACTCAGGCACAGAGAGACACTCTGTATACCAAGCGAATCAACCCTGTTGTATTCCGTCCTGGTATTGGCATCATGCTCTTCGGAGACAAGACTGCCCTGAGTTATGCCTCGGCGTTTGACCGGATCAACGTCAGAAGACTGTTCCTTACAGTTGAGCAGGCACTGGAGCGTGCAGCACAAGCGCAGCTCTTTGAATTCAATGATGAGATCACCAGAGCAAACTTTGTTAACATCGTCGAACCTTATCTCCGCGATGTTCAGTCCAAGCGTGGAATTTATGACTTCCTGGTCATCTGTGACGAAACTAACAACACTCCCGATGTCATTGACAACAATGAATTCCGGGCTGATATCTTCCTCAAACCTGCCAAGTCTATCAACTTCGTCGCGCTGACATTCGTTGCAACCAGAACGGGTGTCTCGTTTGAAGAGGTAGCAGGTAGAGTCTGATCAACTTAAGGAGTTAAAAAACAATGGCAAACGCCCCCAACCCCCCGGCAATTAGAAACATCTCTCAGTTTAAATCAAAACTGAGAGGTGGTGGCGCACGCCCTAATCTGTTTGAAGTTGCTATCCCCAACTTCCCTGATTATGTCGGTGCTAACTATAACAATGATGACAAATCAACCTTGCGCTTCATGTGCAAGGCTGCCAACCTTCCTGCTTCAAACGTTGCTTCTGTTGACGTTCCTTTTAGAGGTCGCACTCTGAAAGTTGCTGGCGACAGAACCTTCGATCCCTGGACGATCACCATCATCAACGATGAGGACTTCCGTCTGAGAACTGCTTTTGAAGCATGGATGAATGGTATCTCCAAGTTAGATAACAACACTGGAGCAACCAGCCCCACATCTTACATGCAAGATGCTTACGTTTATCAACTGGGCAGAGGTGCAACTATTGCATCCGAAGGTCCTATCAATGATGTAAGTGGTGCTGGTCCCACCGATTCAGCGAACGTTTTGAGAGCATATCGTTTCATCGACGTGTTCCCTACTAACGTTTCTGAGATTGCTCTCTCCTATGATACTGGAGATACTCTCGAAGAGTTCACCGTTGAATTCCAAGTTCAGTTCTTTGAAGGATTCGGTTCTAGAGAAGCAGCCGATATCAGATAACATAAATACTAGGAGATAACTTCTAGTAGTAGAATAAATGGCTAGATTATTTGGATTCTCTATTGAGAATAATGATGAGACCCCAAAGTCAGTAGTGTCCCCGGTTCCACCTTCGCAAGAGGATGGAAACGACCACTACATGACTGCGGGGTTTTTTGGTAACTATGTTGATCTAGAAGGTGTCTACAAAAACGAATTTGATTTAATTCGTAGATATCGTGAGATGGCACTTCATCCTGAGGTTGATAGTGCAATTGAGGATGTAGTTCATGAAGCTCTTGTCTCTGATACCAATGAAAGTCCAGTTGAAATTGAACTTTCCAAACTCAATGCGAGTGAAGGTATCAAAAACAAGATCAGAAAAGAGTTTAAACATATCAAAGATCTCTTAGACTTTGATAAAAAAGCACATGAGATATATCGTAATTGGTATATCGATGGACGTTTGTATTACCACAAGGTAATTGATTTAAAGCGTCCTGAGGATGGAATCCAGGAATTGCGTTATATTGACGCAATGAAGATGAGATATGTTCGTCATGCTGTAAAGGATGACAAAGATAAGGCAGCACAAATTGCAGCTCTCAATGGCAATAAGTCCCTCAGCAGTGTTAATAGTGCGTTCCCAAAGATTGAAGAATACTTCATCTATACCACTAAAAACACCACTGGTGGGGCTTTAAATCCGTCTGCAAATATGACTGACACCAAGGGTGTCAAGTTCTCAAAGGACTCTATTGCATATTGCACCTCTGGTTTAGTAGACAGAAACAAGGGAAATACACTCTCATATCTGCATAAAGCGATCAAATCACTCAATCAACTGCGTATGATTGAGGATTCTTTGGTCATTTATCGCCTCTCACGTGCTCCTGAACGCAGAATTTTCTACATTGATGT